TCTCTATGCAAAGGCGGATGGTGTTAATTTTGGTGGATGGATTACTATTAACAAATCCACTGGTGAATGGTCGGTTGTTGAAACTCCCGTATCCGATGAAATGCATTCTAAAAAAGCCATTAAACAGGCGAAAGATAACTTGAAAGCGTTGAATGATGACGCTCCATTTAAACGATTATATAAAGATAAAGAAGAATATTTTAATAAAAAACCTACAGGAAATAGAATGTTAGGATTGGAATGTAGTTTTTGCCCTTATAAAAAACCCTGTTGGGGAGATTTGCAGTATTTACCACAACAGCAATCCAAGGCCCTTAATCCTAAATGGGTTTGGTATACTAAATTGGAGAATCCACGAGATGAAAACGAAGAGTAAAAAAGCTAAAGGAAGAAGATTGCAGAATTGGGTTCGGGACGAACTGTTAAAACTGTTTCCAAAACTGACGGATAATGATATTGTGTGTGCGATAATGGGAGAACGGGGAGTAGATGTAAAGTTGTCAAACAAGGCAAGAAAATTTATTCCCTTTTCCATTGAATGCAAGAATCAGGAAAATTTAAAAAATTTATACAAGGCGTATGACCAATCATGTTATAATTCAAAGAATAAATTAGAACCTGTAGTTTTTGTTAAGATGAATCAACGAGAACCTTTAGTTGTGTTAGATGCTATGTGTTTTTTAAATTTTACTAGGAGTAAAAATGGAAGATGGAGTAGATAAGTTAAATTTTATAACAATTGCAGTTCACCCTGCAAAAGAAGGGTTTGCCTGTTTGGTGCTAGAAAAAGACAACCCCCCTATGACTAAAGAATACAGTATTGCCTTGACAATAGCACATGGAATGGTTAAGATGGCGTTAGATAGACCGGACTTGGTATTTGATGAAGGAGTTGACGCAATGGCAAATCCATCTAACAAACTAATTGATATGAATGATATAATAATTAACAAAAAAAGGAAATTGCACTGATGAAAAATGTAAAATTTGATGTTGATTTAAAATATGGGCAAAAACGTGAGCAACGAATCAAGAAAATGATTGAAGAAGGGACGATAGAAGTTAAAACAGAGCGTAATTGGTGGTATAAGACAGGAAACATAGCTGTGGAATATGAATCATTTGGAAAACCAAGTGGAATTGCTGCAACAGAAGCAACCTATTGGGCACATGTATTAGCACATGGGGATGAGGAGCATTGTATTTTGTGGTTTAGAACAGCTAAATTAAAGCAACTTGTTAAAAACTTTGAATATAATACCAAAGATGTTGGGGATTTTAAAAAATCAAAAGCATATATAATACCTATTATAGATTTATTTAAATTGCAGGAGAAAACAAATGGAAGATTATAAAGATTATAAATTAAAAGGAAAAGTTCACGCACCATTCAGTCCATTCATAATGGAATTTGATATACCTACGCCTTATGTAGATATGCTAAATGTATATGGGGATAAGGTATCTGCTAGTGATAAAAAATCAAAGCAATTAGATTGGTCAGATAATCTTGTAGGTAATGTCAAACAAGAACATAAAATTGAAGACCATATATGGCATCAAAAGCCTCATGAAACGTTGCCTACATTTTTTAATTGGATAGGGCATTGTACTAATATGTATGTGAGAACAAAATTGAATGCTGATGGTGATGATTTGGATAAGGAAAAAGCTAAACAGGGAATCAAGAAAGTTTTATTGCATAACAGTTGGATTGTTAATTCCATTGCAGGAGATTTTAACCCACCTCATATGCATTATGGTATGTTGTCTGCAGCAGGTTGGCTAAAAATGCCACCATCCGTTGAAAAGGATGAGGAGAGAGAACACGCAGGTTGGATTGAATTTATATATGGAACACCTGTAATGTTTATTGACCCTAAATATCCTGTAAAACCTGCAGTAGGAAAAATATATGTATTTCCTGCCTGGCTATTGCATGAAGTGTATCCATTCAGAGGAAAAGGTTTAAGAAGAACTATATCTTTTAATTTAAGTTTTGAAATGTAAAATGAAAAAAACAAAAAAATTACTAGAAAAAGCTAACACACTAATTGCAGGAGACAGAGAAAAAGATTATGGAGATAAAGTTCATAATCATCAAAATATTGCTAAGTTATGGTCTTCTTATAAAGATATAGAAATTACAGCTCACGATGTTGCTATCATGATGGTGCTGTTAAAAATAGCACGTACTAAACTTGGAGTTGTTAGTGAAGATACTTATATTGATATGGCTGCATATGGGGCTATAGCAGGAGAAATAAAATTTGAAGAGCCTGAAGAGGAATCAGAAGGAGAGCGAAGAGGAAGAGAAACATGGGAGTATGTTAAAAACTATAATAAAAAATTGAAGAAAAATGAACAAGGAATATAAAAAATCTATTGGGCAGAAACTGTTTCATTCATTAATGAAAAAATATGAATGGCAAATTGTAGATGCAAAAGCTAGATTATCTATTTATTTTACAAATTCTGTAGGAATTGGGGAGCACCCCCAACATACAGAAGAAATGGATAAACTATTAGATACTATTTCTACGGCAGAAGATAAGAAAAGTACACTAGAAAGACATTTCTCAGATGGTAGTTGGGAAATGCCGTTCTTTGAAGATAACAAATAAAGGAGAATATGGAAAATTTTATTATTACTGAAAAACAATTACAGCTTATATTGCGATATTTATTTACAAAACCTTACAATGAAGTTGTATCATCTATACAAATTTTAGGGCAATTGCCTAAACTTGACCCGAATATAAACCCTAATTTTGTCAAAGATGAAGGCAAAAAAAATGACACCAAGAACTAAAAAGAATGAAGCCATTCTCTTTAGTACTGTAGTGTCAATTAATAATGAGGGTAATTTAGTTACGAGGCATGAATCATTGCCCCCTAATGAAGTTTTAAAAGAACTTGGGGATGATTACTATGCCCATCTTATCTGTGCAATCGTTCGTCATTGCAAATCTGATTCATATTATTTTGATGAGCAGTTAAGCGGTCTTTTGAAGTCCTTTTGATGTCATTAATCCATTATTTTGTTCTCGTATTGAACCTGTTGGGGCTAAGGTATTCATAGCCATAGCATTTGATACAGGTGTAGGAACTTTTATTTCCTCTGCGGGAATAGGGGGTGGTGCTGTTGGTTGTATAGGGGGGGTTGTATCTTCTGTTTTTAAAGGTGTTGCAGGAATTTGTTCTCGTTCAGCCATTAATGCTTTTGTCATTGGAGTTGCAGTTTCTGTAGGTAACCCTGCCATGCTTCCATACTCCTCTACAAGCTGACTAAAATTAACATCTTTCATGGCACTTAATAAATCTTTTATAATCATTGGACGGGTAACATTTCCTTCCATTCCACTAGTTGGAATCTCTCGCACGCTTTCATTAAGCATTTGATTTGTCAGTTGTGCTGTTACTGGTAGTGCCATTTTATTCTCCTATTTAAAAAATTGTTTTGAAATATTTAAAGCGTATTTTGCTGCTTCCACATATCCTTGAAGACTTGCTTTAGTTGCCCATGTTGTTGCAGGTGATTTTATTGGCTCCATTAAATTTTTTGTGTACGTCACCCTATCCAAATTTGGATAAAGTTTTTTTTCATGTTCTAAATCAGTTATTGGAAGAGTGTCTAAAGGTTCAAACCCTTGAGCAGTTCTTTTTTCCTGTTCTGCAACCATTTCAAACGCCGCTTTCCTGATATTTTCATAACTCGTTCCTCCGAGTTTCCTTGCTCTTTGTAATACTTCTTCCCGTAATTTATTATTGTGCATGTCTTGAGTATTTCTTTTCCAGGGCTGGGTGGGGTCAAAAGTTTCATGTGCTGAAGCTTGAACGGGGTAAATAGTAGAATACATAAGGTGTCTCATGGCATCTGATTGATAATTATTTGTTCCCCATGTATTATTTGCGTCATAGGTCATACGATTAATTAGCGGAGCGATGCTTGATGTTATTCGTGCTGACCACTTGGTTCCACTAAAAGGACTGTCTGCTGGTGACACAAATAGTTTTTTATCCTTAGTTACATCTTCCATTAACCCTGGAATCGCACCACGAAGATTTCTTTTTTTAATTTCTTTTCTTTTTGCAATATCAGGTTGACTAGAACTTAAAATTTTCTCAACTTCTTTTTTTCTATGCTCTCCAAGACTTTTTAATCCTGTAGTTACATATTTTTTTATTCCCTTTTCTCGTCCTGTATCTCCTGATGTATCTACAGATGTAATAACCTTTTTAGTTTTTTTTGGTGGGGCTACATAACCACCACCACCTTTTTCACCCGGAGGTGCTGAAGGTTTTGGTTTAGATGGAGCTACGTATCCCCCACCACCTTTTTCACCTGGAGGGGCACCTCCACTACTACGTGAACTTCTAGTTGCTCTGTAATAATCTCTTGGAGGCATATTAATTAGCCAAAGGGTTATTAGATTTCAATTTAATCTCTTCAATCATGGCGTCCTGTACTTCATTCTCTTTCTTAACAATAGCCAATGCCTTTTCAATTGCCTGTATAGCTTCTTCAAGGGGCTTTAAGTTTACAGCTTTAGGTATTGTAGCTACCATTCTAACCAATTCCTCGCTTAACCTTTTCAGTTCCTTTGATATAGGCTTTAAATCTATGTCATCTGGAATATCAAGCATAGCCACTTCTTCCCTTAGTTT